TGATGCTCCAGAACCTGGACTATACCCATATGGTATCCTGGCTTGGAACAAGCGTTTGAGTGGTGGTAATATTAAAGAGTGGGATGCTGTTAACGAGCGTTGGAATGACAAGTCAGGCAACAAGCCTAACGGCGCACCTTACATGCTACGCCGTGCACAGCGCCAGGTTATTGTAGCTGGCCTACAGAGTGCACTAAACAGCAACACAAACATCCGTAACGAAAACAATCGTTTCAACCTAATTGCTGCACCTGGTTACACAGAGTGTTTGGATGAGATGCTAACACTGAGTGGTGATCGTAAGAACACTGCATTCGTGATTGGTGATGCTCCTCTACGCTTAAAATCAGATGCACTAAGCATTAGTGATTGGTCTAACAACACAAGCGGTTTGGGCAATAACGACGATGACGGTTTAGTAAGCGGCAGTGAATATGCAGCCATTTACTATCCACACGGACGTACAAGCAACCTGGAAGGTCAGGATGTAGTTGTACCAGCAAGCCATATGGCACTGCGTACATATGCATTTAACGACCAGGTGGCATTCCCATGGTTTGCTCCAGCTGGCTTCCAGCGTGGTGTTGTAACTAATGCAAGTAGCTTGGGTTATGTTGATCCCACAAGCAACGAATTTGTAACTGTTAGCTTGAACGAAGGACAACGTGACACTCTGTATATCAACAGAATGAACCCAATCTCACAATTCCCAGGCAGAGGCATTGCAGTGTTTGGTCAAAAGACACTTAGCGGCGAAGCAACTGCACTGGATCGTGTTAACGTTGCACGTTTGGTTGTTTATCTACGTGAAAGACTGGATGACATTGTCAAGCCATTCTTGTTCGAACCAAACGATGAAATCACACGCCAAAACGCTAAAGTGGTTGTTGACCGCTTCTTGGGTAACCTAGTTAGCCAGCGTGGTTTGTACGACTTTGTGACAGTGTGTGATACCACAAATAACACCCCAGCACGTATTGATCGTAATGAATTGTATATTGATATTGCTATACAGCCAGTTAAGGCAGTAGAGTTTATATACATTCCAGTACGTATCCAAAATACCCTGGGCTCAACAGCTTAATACCATTAAGCAGTTAAACAAAAGGGGCTTCGGTCCCTTTTTTTATGATTTTAAAACAGTTGTTAATGTTTTTTGTGTTGATAGGATAAATATCACTATAAACAAGAACTTGGTTAGTTCGTAGGAGAAAAAAATGGCAAATATTAATACAACCGAAACAAGAAGTAAGTTTGGTATTCCTGTTACCGGATCAACCGGTTCTGGTATCCTGATGCCCAAGCTACAGTATCGTTTCAGAGTGACAATGTTAGGTGGTTTTGCAGGGGAACCTGAAGCCAGAGCATTGACACAAAATGTTCAGAGTGTTACTCGTCCAAGCGTACAGTTTCCTGAGCAAATTATAGATAGCTATAACAGCAAAATCTATATTCATGGTAAGCATGAATGGCAGCCTATCAGTTTGGTTATTCGTGACGACATCACTAACAGCGTAAGTAAGTTAGTAGGCGCACAGATCCAGAGACAGGTAAACCACTTCCAGCAAACAACACCTGCTGCCGGTAATGACTATAAGTTTGATATGCAAATCGAAGTCATGGACGGCATCAACGCTGGCGCAAGCGAAGTTTGGTTCCTAGAAGGTTGTTTCTTGCAAAACGCAGAGTACGGTGAGGGTAACTACAGCACTAACGACCCTGTAATGATTACGCTAAACATTCGTTACGACAACGCTACACACTATCAGGGCGACAATGATGTCAATGGTAGAGTTGATGGCGGTAATCCTTTCCCAGACGAGCCTTCGCTTAACGAACTCAGCAACAGAGCTGGCTAATAGCCTCGGCTAGGAGTCACGGAAATGGCAGGATTTTTTGACATCTTTAGAGGTTCAGGAAATAACTTCTATTTCCGTGACGCAAAAAACGCTAATAGATTTAGACCTGACGCTAACCCTGTAAGACAAAAATTTCAGGGTTACGTCAACTTTATCTTTAATAGAGATTTATTTGAAGATCTCTATGTAGGCGGAAATCAAAAAGACCCAGAATTTCGAACAACAATTGGTAGTTTGGTAAGAACTGCTCAACTTCCCAGCGCGAGCTTTCAAACAGAAGTCATGAATGCGTACAATCGTAAGCGAATTGTACAAACTGGTGTAGAATACAACCCAGTAGAAATATCTGTTTATGATACTGTGGGAAATGAATGGCTTACAACCCTCATGAAGTATTTTGCTTACCATTATATGGATCCCAGAAACAGAAGTGAGGGAACAAGAGATCTTGATGGATCTCGCAGAGTCAACGATGCATTTGAAAAAGTAGGGAGTTATTTTGGCCTTAGCGATAAATGGAATAGTAACCAAGCAGGCTTTAACTTAAATATAACCCAACACTTTTTTGAAAGAATAGACTATGTGTTATATCACGGCAACAGAGGCATACAGTACAGTCTGTTTAACCCCACTATGAAAGAGTTCAATCCTGGTGATATAGATTACAGTGACAATACAGGATTTAGAGAATTTACGATGTCTTTTGACTATGAGGCATTCACTATCTATGACGAATTAAATTTTGATCTCAGTCAAGAAGATTTAGATCGTTTTGAAGATTTATCAGAGTTTAACACAATTTCCACCTTCCAGGCTGGCAGAAAAGCATACACACTGGGCGAAAATACAGACGCCAATTCTAGTAATCCTCTACCGTTCCCTGGATTCTCTGTTCGTTATCTGGGAATTAAAAATACTTCTGCTGAACGTTTTAGAAGTTTTCAATCACAGTTTAATCCCAGTATCAAAGAGTGGACACAAGGCAATCCAGACGGTTCTGAGAATGGTGGATTCTCTACGCCCAGAAGAGTCTACTTGGGTCCTACGGTTATAGGCGGAACTTCAAACACATTATATACAGGAAATCCTTTTCGTGATACATTAATTAATGTTGCGGATTCTGCACTGTCTGCCGCCATTAATGGAGGAGATGTCAGAGATGCTGCGCTAGGGGCAGCGTTAGGCGGAATTGTTCCTGTAGCAGGTGATTTTTTAAATAGGTTCTTTGGCTCTCAGGCTATAGAAGAAAACTCACCTAACAAACCGCCGCCAGCAGATGAAAACGGCAATGCGCCTATACCAGGAGGCTGATCATGAGCACATCATTATATAACACATTCGGAAATGAAATTCAGTATAAGTTTACGCTGAACACTCTGACTGCTTATCTGGATCAAGCTACTATTAAATTTCCTTTGCCTGAAGCAAGTAGTATTATTTTGAGCGACTTGACCCGAGAAGACAAAAATGTTGATCCAGTGGTTCAGGATGCTGTAACAAGCAGACTGGAAGGAGTGGGCTTTAAACCAGCAAACGCCAAGGCTATGGCATCTATATTAATTCAAGTAGCTTATGATAATAATGTAAGCCCTATGGAATATTTTGAGGTTAATGAAACCAGTTTGAAATTAGCCGTGGATACATACAAAACAATTAATCTGTTGAGACCATCTGGTAATCGTATCGGTCTCGTCACAGTTAAGAATAATCAGAAAAGCAGATATGCAAAACAAATACAACCATGAGCAAATGGAAGCAGGGCACTTATCAAGTTAAAAACTTAGAAAAATTTGTGGGTAAAAAAATGCCCACATTTCGTAGTAGCTGGGAACAAATGTTTTGTGAGTTTTGTGATAGCCACCCAAGCATTGTCAAATGGGCCAGCGAAAATATTCGTATACCATACCAAAATCCAGTAACTGGAAAACTTACTAATTACGTTCCGGATTTTTTAATACAATATGTGGATAAAAATGGTCAGGAACATGTTGAACTCATAGAAATAAAACCAAGCAAAGAAACTACTCTGGAGAATGCTAGAGGTACAAAAGATAAAATAGCAGTCGCAGTAAATACTGCCAAATGGGCAGCCGCTCAGGCCTGGTGTCAGCAAAAAGGTATCAGATTTAAAGTTATTAATGAGGATAGTATATTCCACACTAACAAAAAACGTGTGCAGAAAAAACGCATCACAAAAAGCAGAATACCCAAAAAGAAAAAATGAAATCAGACATAATAAAGTGTACACAGTGTAACAAAGATTTTAAACAAGTAATCAAAGGTGTACTGTTTTGTAGTGGTGATTGTGAAATCAAATATCACAAACAGTACACCAATAAAAAATAAATATCTGTATGAATAAATTTCTGATAGGTGGTGATAGTTTTTCAAATCCGCTGCCTGTACACAAGATACACTGGTGTAAATTTTTAGCAGAAAAGCACAATGCGGAACCTATTTTTAAGGGTTTGGGTGCGGCAGATATATGTAGCACATCCTTGATTATGGCTCAAGAATTGCTAAAAGATCAATACGAGCATGCTGTATTTTTTGTAACACAGGAGTACCGCACAGTGATTAATGTAGATACTGATGCTTTTAAACATGCAGAAATTTCGTGTGATGAGATTTACATTGATTCCTTGTTGGAAAAAAGATTTTGCAGAACACCTGATGAAGAATCTGAATATCAACTAATAGGAATCAATCATGCAACAACAGATGATAACGCAAAAATTTATTTTTCACTCAGAAGTACATACACGTATATGCACAATTTTGTATCTAATTTAATGATGTTGGATACTATTGCCAAGAACAAAGGTACAAAAATTTTATTTGTAGATATATTTAATAATATACCTAACATATTTAAAGAAAATACTGAGAGTGAAATATTTAATTATTTTAAACTTATGGGAACAACACATTTTGAGTATTATAACCAACCTGAACAAAAAGAATATAAAACTCTTTCATCCCACCATAGTATAAAAGATCATAAACAAATATTATCTCTTTTTGAACAACAATACCCAGACTGGATATCAACATGACTAAGAAACTAGAAGAAGAATTTAACTTACCACCATTAGACACTGAAATAGATGATGTACCAGAACAATTTGAAGTTCCTGTCTCAGTTCAAGAAGTAGAAAATGCACTAACAGTAAGTGAAAAGATCAATCAAGCACTGGCAGAAGTGCGTGGAATGGAAGCCCATGATTCAGAAATGGACGAGATTGCTGCTCAAGCAGTGGAAAGTTATGAGCAATTGATGAGTTTGGGCATGAACATGACAGACATGGCAGCCGGTCCTGTGTTTAACAATGCCGCTAATATGCTAAAAATTGCACTAGAAGCCAAAGACAGCAAAACCACACGCAAACTC